GCGGAAGCCATCAGCATAGGAAATGAGGTTTGTTCCTCCACCTACGTCCTGAACGTATGTTGCACCTGTGGGCATTATTCAAGCGCCCCTAACCGCTGGTCGATGTCTTGCACTGCTTTGACAAGCATCGCAAGCATCGACTTCTCTCGATAAACAATCGGGTCGCCTTCGCCGTCATACAAAGTTGCATCAGGCGCAGCCTCATGGACCTCTTCAGCAATAAAACCAAGCTCAGGAATTTGAGTCTTGTAATCCAAACCAGAGTTAGTAGCTACTTCTTCGTTCCAACGGAATGTTCGAGGCTTCAACGCTCGAAGTTTCGTCCAGTTCTCTTCGGTTTCGACATCTTCTACATCTTCTTTGAAACGAATCGACGAAGAAGAAATGCCAAGCTGGTTCAAGCCGCTAGTTGTAATGACAGCGTTGGTTCCCGAGAGAGAAGGCCAACCCTGTTCTGCGTGAAGTGAAAGCACACCATTTGATTGAGCGATAGCTAGATGCGCTGTGTCGTTGTGAACAAACCTAAACCCAGGACCGATGTTGGTAGACCCGACTGTAATCGTGTCGTTCCACTCGATGTAATCTTCATTGGTTGAATAGTCGTTGCCCATATAAAGGCGCGCATAGTCGTAATCTGTTTGCACTCGAATATATCCATTAACATCGACGTTCTCTCGAACATTCAGCCATTGGCATTCGATACGGGTACCGTCACCAGCAGTATAAGTAGCACCATTCCCCGTCCACTCATCTGTGTAACCAATAATGTCGCCCATTACGGCGATAGAACCATTTACAACTAAACGGTATTGAGACTTTGGTCTGTCACCGCCAGCACCCCCGCCGCCTGACTGAGTGTCATACTTGGAGTATTGATAATGGTTAGTAGAGTACGGAGTGTTCGAGTTGGTTCCGACTGGTACACCGCTGTCGAACAGCTTCCCGCCAGCGGAACCCGTAGTAACACTGGTCCCAGCGCCAAGCCCAACAGTGTTTTCTTGTGTTGTGTCTATATAGAAAGCGTTAGAAGCGCCAAGACCTGTTGTGCCAGAAGAAGTAAAAGTTCCGCTTGTTAAAGCACCGCTAACAGTCAAACCGCCAGTGATGGCACCGCCAGTGTTTTGAACCACCCCAGGTTTTGTGCTTGTTTGCCCTGCAACTCCCTCTAACCATTGTTTAAGGTACGTCCAGTTATCTTCATGTTCGCTGGCAATAATTGCATTACCTGCTACAGCCGTATTTGGCTTAGTGAAAGTTGCCATTAACGCAATCTCCTCTGCGAATATGTAAATGCCATAGCGTTAACTTCCCAAGCCTCATCTGTACTAGCGGGACCATCAATCTTCATTTGTATGGCTTTAGCTGTCCCAAGCGTGGGTAAACGCTCGATATTGGTGATGCTTGTGTTCGGCTCTCCAGCCCAAAGACTTGTACCCCAAACCCCAGTACCACCTGTTGGCCCTGCCCCAGAAGCCCAAGTAGCTGCCGCAGTTGTTTCTGCTTCAACACCGAAAGGCATTTCTTTCGTATAGTCAGAACTGTTGTAATCGACATACAATTTGGCGGTTAAAGCAACCGTGTTGTCTGAGCTCACAACGATACGTGGCTTTCCCCAGCGTTTCCGCACAATAGGGTTACCACCCACAAGCCAACTCGACGTATAAGAACTATCTATATGAGAAGGAGCGGCACCATAAAAATCTGATTCCAAGTCCTGTTCCAAGTGAACAACACGACCTGTGTTTTCTTGACATCCCGCCAGAAGCTCTTGTTCGGCATTAGGTGGAGCAAAGGCCAACATGACGTTGGCATCTATATCGGTCATGGTCCATGCACCGGCAGAACTCAAAGTGGGGTCGTAGATCAGTACGCGCCGTTTAGGATTGCTACCGCTTGTTTCATCCCAGTCAACAGAAACGTATAGACGGTTCTTAAACCAAGCAAGCTGGGGCGGAGTACCAAACTGTAATCTGCCATCATCGATAGCTGGCTGCAGTTTCTCGAAAACCCACACAAACTGTTGACCGTCATAAACCCAAACACCTTGCCTGTCGTACCAGAAGTACACACCGTAAGGCGTAGAGACAGGAGACGAAGCTGACACTGAACCGACATCTTGAGTTAATGCAACAAGTTGGAAAGATTCCGTACTTGAACCATATAAAGCATGAACACTGTTTGTTTTGAATATCAGCATTCGGTCGGCGAAAGGAACAAGACCTGATAGTTCGTCACCGCGTTCTCCGACGTTTACGTCGACATAATCGAACTCTCGCCACGACTCGGGGTCCTCCATTTTGGACCAGCGAACACGACTCGGATGCGCCGTACCACTTTCCGTTGTGTGCGCCACCCACGCATGATTATTCCAATGGCACGTATATTGGGCTATCGGATAGTTGCCAGATGAGCCGTCAACATTAGATGCCAAGTTAGAAGCCGTTGTTCCATCATAAACAAACGATGGACTTGTTCCCGACACTCCATAGAACTTTGAGTTCGTTGTTTGACCGTACATGCGGTCACCTGAAGTAACGGAAACACCACTGAGAGTCGTAAAATTGCCAGTAGAAGATTCGGCTATTGTTGTTCCATGGGAAGCGATCACCCGAGCCGTACCCCCATCGGGAGTAAACTGCGCCAATCCACTCACATTTTGATTCAGGGCTGTTCCGTTGCGTAGATTTACTCCAAGACGCATCTTGATGCCACCCCTAGGGTCCACATCGACGTTCAACATCGCAGGACTCTCCGAAGATGCAAGATTGAACTGATCTGAACGAAGATTCAGACCACCACTGAAATCTTGGAGCATGTCGAGTTTGAATCGAGCACGAGCCATCGCCTATTCCCAGCTATATCGTAAGCGGTCAGGCATTATGCTTTGGGAACGCCACCTAGAAGCAAGGCGATTATTGATTACGAGCGGCTGTGGAGCCGGTGTGTCAAGATGGCGAGCCCGAAGGTTATCTAACTCTCTAATAAAAATGTTGAAGTATGATCCAGCCATGTCGAGATCTTCTTGCTGTTCATAAGCTCGACTAACTCCATAGGTTGCTATCAGAATGTGGAAAGGTTCTGGAAAATCACTAGGTGCGGTTCCATCAACCGAACCCGCTCCGAACGCTGTCGGATTTTTGTATCCACGAACATGAATAGTTTGAGCACCGCTAGGAGTTGGATAAATTCTGGCTGTTTCGCCCCAATAACTCCAATAATACGGGTCCCCGTTACTGGCAGCATCTATGGGGTAAACAACATCTGCGTCGTCGCGACCCAAGAATGTTAAAACCCAGTCATCTGTTCTCAAAGATTGCACTTCGCGCAATCCGCCAGTTACAGAAGCCCCAATAGTTGCTATCGGGTAATCCTTCTGTAGAGCGACAGTAGAAAATGTTGTTGATGTTTCGTACCAAGGCCAGCGTTTCTCGCTGTAAACGATCTGGTCGTAACCTTCACCTAAGAATCGGTTCAATACGTCATCTGAAATGTCGCTACTGTCGATTTCTACGACGTTTCTGATGTAAGCACGCATTTCTTGGATTTCCATAAACCCTACTTAGGTAATTGTGAATGAAAAACGCAGCGGTTAGTTCCCGTCACTGGAGTTGCTTTACACGCTGCCCCAGTTCGAGTGACCGCAATACAGATACCAGCAATAACTTCGCCAGCATAAGCAGGTACTTGAGACACCTTTCGACCACCCACATACTCGACAGTTAGCCCTTCGGCATCATCGCTGGGTTGACCGTAAACTCTCGCATTCTTGCTGTATCCAACTTGGAGGCTGCGACTCATAACTTCCTAACTATTGGGGGGATGAGAGCCGAAGCTCTCATCCCCCACCGTATAGCTAATTATCAGGTGACACCCTCTAGGTAACCTTGACGGTCCCTATTCGAGCAGGTCAACTGTCCATAGCAAAGGATTTGGCTGAATACCGCATCCTGGTTTGTTGGGCGCACGAACGGCGTTGGCTTAAACCAAGTATCCGAGTGACGCACAAGTTGCAGGTACTTCGTGTTCAGCATGTAGATAACACCGTCGGCGTTAGCTGCATCGAAGGTCCACGGAGCGCCTTTATACATTAGGTTCTGGAATCCTGCGTCCGCCATGTCCGTATCGGTGTAGCGGATGTTGCTGGTTAACAGAGCCTCATAGCTTTCATAGTCATCTGCTTTTGAGATGATTATGGTGGGCTGGTCGTTGCCGACGCTTACGCTGTTGTAGCGTGTTGCCAGTTTCGCCAGAGTCAAAGCACCAGTTGTGGTTGTCGCTTGCGACTTCCAGAACGCGTTGCCTGATACTGACGGATCAATTCCACCAAGGGTGTTAGCTGTAAGAGCGGAGTCGTTAACGATGTTTTCGAGTCCGTTCCAGTCTTTAGCGCTGTTGCCTGCACCATCAGCGTGGAACATGGTGTTCATGTTCTCGATAATGGATTCTTGTGTCTGGAAGATTTTGCCTTCGAGAAGGTCAATAATTTGAGCTTCACCGTTGTTTTTGGCTTCTTCCATACCGTTGATCGTAACGGTAGCCGCATACTGACCCCAGTCGTACTCAGCAGCCGAAATGCCTGTCTGAGCCGCGGTGTCAATAGTGTCGGTTCCGCTGTACGAAGCAGCGGTCGAGTTCGCTCCATAGATGATTGGAACAACAATCTTTGCGCCACCGCTAACTGTTCGCATTGTTGACGAATTTGTCAACGCATAGAACAGTGGACGAGCCGAAAAGACGTTATCAACCAGCT